GCTAAACCCGCTGCAATAACTGGGTTACACATTTTCTATCCTCACAAATTGGTAGAATGGCACTTCGCCATGTCCATGTTTTTCGATACGCTTGATGAAGGTAAAACCTAAAAACTTGAGCCATTGAATAGCTCTGTCGTTACGTTCATCTACGAAGTTCATTAGTAATGGATATTTCTTATTCTGCTCTTCTACCCACTTTCTCGACTGTTTCAGGAAGGGGATAGTAATTTCAGGAATTCGGTCAGTACCCATTAACCAAGGGCATCCCATGCCCTCAGTCGGGTTAGAGACACCAAAGATTCCGCCTACGGAACCATCTGGCATGATTATGGTGTTACACTCTTTGGAAACGAAAAAAGACCAAGAGAGTGCAGCATAGTTTTCCATGCCTAACGATGCGTACAGTTCTTCTTGGTCTTTCTTACTTAGGTTTTCAGCGAGGTATTCCACATCAGCCAACACTGTTGGTCTGAAATATGGTTTCATTAGATTCTTTGTGACCTGATGTTGTAGTAACCTTCCCATTCCGCTGATTGGAATGCACAAGGTAAGTGAGAGTCACTCTTCAACTCAACTTCTAGGTTTCTGCTGTTAGCCATCACGTTAATACGGAACGTACCGTCAGAGATAGCAGGTTGGTTTAGGATGTTTGTAATCGAGCCTACCAAACGACCTGTAAACTGTGTCAGGTACTTATTTCGGTTAGCTGTAATGCTAGAACCATTAGGTCTTACTTCAGCTTCAAAGAAGCCTGTATCGTTGTAAACAACACTAATGTTTCGTAGCTGCAAACGTCCGAGGTTTACGGTTTCTTCGTTAGAGCGAATAACTTGCTCAGAGAAGACGTAACGGAATGTGTAAGGTATGCCACCAAATACTCGGTTACCTGCTGCTAACTCACTTACAATTTTAGTTGTAGGTATGAGCAAGCCTTTATCCGTCACATAGACTGCGCTAGAGTCACCCCAGAAAATAGGTAGGGTATGCGATGCACCAGAGGCAGTAATTTCCTCACGGCGGTCTAGTAATATCTCCCATCCACCTTGTGTAATCTCTACGGTATCGTCAGTAGATAGCGTCATACGCTCAAGACAGATTTTACCGTCAGGGTATTTTATTAGAAGGTTGATATCAGACTTGTCAAAAGACACATCAAGAATATCGCCACCAAACGTCCAGTTACTCCAACTTGCTTGTAGCTTTTCTTTACCCTGCCAGTAGTAACGGTAGATGTATAGCGTATTAGGCTTAGCATCTGTTACAGCTAGGATGGTATCTTCGTTAGAGCTAGCTTCAAGCTTAACAATCTCACCCTCGATATATTTAGGAATGTGAGCTGTAATGTCAGCAGCGTCATTAGTCTCAGTATCTACGTCAACAAAGTATTCACGAAGACCTGACCACTTACCCCGTCTAACAGGGAAGAAGACATAACGACCTGCACCTACAGGCTTAGCTTTTAGCGATGCTTCAAACTGAGTTGAAACGTCAATAGTAACGGTGTCTGGTGCGAGGTAATCCAACGCATTCAGTTTAAATTGAGTTTGGTCTGAGAACAGCAACAATGACTCATTGAACGGTACAGCGTGTTTAAGGATTGATACTTGGTTGTTAGAAACAGCTACATCAATCGGGTCGCTGTCGAGCGTAGTCAGTACGGTCTTACGGAATAGGTTGTAAGCATCGAACTCACCTGACTCTGAGAGAATAATGTTCTCATCGTACAAGAAGCCCAAACGGTTTCTGTGGAAGAAGATATCATTTAGTGCAAGGTTATCTTCTGCAAACACAGGGAATGGGTTTGTATCGTCATCACCACACTCACGCTCAGCCCATGTAATGGGTTCAAAGACGTAGGTGGTAGCACCTGTACGCCTAAGTTGGTGAGGCATGGTTGTTGCGTTAAACTTGTATGTAATTCCTGGTGCGACTGTTTCTTTCCAAACACCCTGACCAACAGTACCTGTAGACAGTTTGACGTAATAATCATCCTGACCTTTAGCGTTGTCACCTGTAATACGGATGATAAAGCCATTAGCACCGTCTGGTGGTAGCTTTTTAAAGTCTAGTGTTTCTTCTTTAAACGCTAGTAATTGAGCATTACCACGAGAGTCTTCTGCAACTACTTCAAAGTCAGTATCTGAATATAGATGGATGACGTTGTTGAATTGGGTTTTGTTCACGCCTGAAGGCAGTGAGATACCCATTAACTGAGTTGCAATGTTATCAGTCTTAATACTAGCTTCAGCAGCATTCGTAGCCGAAGTGCTATCGTTAGTAGAATAACCAGTAGTATAACTTTGTGTTGAGTACGAGCCACCAGTGCGGCGTACCTTCAACGTATAAGTTGTTCTATAGTCACCCTGCTTAACATACACCAACGCCTCGTAGCGGCGATTAGAAGCCTGTAGAGGGGTGGTTGCAGGGTCAATAGACACACCCTGTTTCTTATTCAGGATGTATGTAACGTCAGCTACCGTAACCGCTGCCAAGTCTTCTTGTGGGTTAGTTGCTGAGTTAAGATAAGCTGTAGAACCAGTAACTGATAATGAGTTACCGTCTTTATCAATTAGCTGTAGATTAGCTGTGCCACTATTATTAGTGACGATTAAGTTGTTTAGGGTACTAGCATCTCTGCGTGACGTATGAACAAACGCAGAGCTTACATTTAAACCATTAAGGCTAGTCAATTCTGCGACATGAGTAGTACAGGGTCTTTTGACTAGACCTGCGACAACGCTCGATAGGGCGTTCTCTTGTAATTCTGCTTGAGTCCGTAAACGTAGCGAAGGTGGTTGCTGAGATACCCCGTTAATCATGTTTGGGATAGACCCGTTGATTAAAGGCATCAGTAAACCCTCTTAGTACCTACACGGTCAAGAATGCGGTAAACATCGTAGTTATTAGCAATGTTGTAATCCGCTGTTTCATTCTCGAAATCTTTAAGTTGAATTAAAGCTTCCATTTCATCGTTTTGATTGAAGGAGTGTAAATCACCTGCACCTACAATCTGGTCTTGTAACACACGAGCTGCCTTAACTGCGATGTAGCGGCGAGCTACTGCGGGCAAATCTGTGAAATCTAATTCGTAAACAATATCGACCTTAATTGATTTGCCGATGTTGTAAGTGTGGTTGGTAAGGTCATACATCTTACCGCCACGTTGAGTTAAATCGAACTCTACATTGTGTTCCGGCATTGCATCTGCACGGATGGTGTTATTGGCAAGAATAATCTCACCTGATGGAGTTGGGTCAATCTGAACATTTTTCTCACGATTGAAATGCCAACCCTCTGCCTGAACTGAACGATTAAGTTGGTTCAGAATAGTCTCAGCAGTCTCCGCTTCAACCAATCCAGAAGAAAGTCGGTTAACAGGAGCTTCACCAATGGCTGAGAGCATTATATTGACAGCTTCTAGCTTGGTATTTGGAGTCATTGAAACACCTCATAAAAAAGGGCGACCCCCGAAGGAGCCACCCTGATTAGAAACGCTAAATAAAATTAAACAGCGTTCAAAGAGATTGCACAGCCTGGGCGCAACACGTTGTGACCCATAGCGTACTTAGCAACCATGATTGTACCTTGACGGTCAATCTGGTACTCAGACTCAACGCCCAAGTCCATTAGTTTAACAGTAGCTGCTGCGTCTTGAGTGAAGATAAGACCACGAACTTTCGCGTAGTTAGCCTTATAAGCACCTGAACGTGACAATGGGTCTGGAGTAACACCAGTAGTTGACTCGTCAGTTTGTGGGATGTGGTTAGACATGAAGATGCTAACACCACCAACTTGAGGAACAACACCTGCTGCTACTGAACCTGCACCACCGATGTCTTTGTTCAACCAAGTAGCTGAAGTAACGTCAGTAGCGTTCAACAATGCATAGTACTGAGCAGGTGGTAATACACACACCTTGTCGCCAGTGATATCTTTCTTGTCGAACTCTTCAAGTGCGTCATAGATAGCTGCAACGATTTTAGCACCGTCAGTTGCGTCTGCTGCAA